TGCTTGCAGTGGAATCTAATTCCTTAGGTATAGCAACACTAAACCGATTAAAACAAATGGATTACGTGAACTTATACCATCAAACTAAAGTAGCTAATGTATCTAATGAGGAAGGTACTCGTCTGGGCTGGAGGACTACCCAAGCTACTAAGCCAATGATCATAGGGCATCTTAAGAACGCAATAGAGAATGATGACATAGCTCTATCGTCCCCCATTATCATACAAGAGTGTATGAACTATGTGGCTGATGCCAGTGGCAAAACAAATGCTATCTCAGGTTGTCATGATGACACAGTAATAGCAACAGCAATAGCCTTAGAGGTTCTTCGTACTCACGGAGACAGGCTGTCAACAACAAGGGTTTCTTTTAAGAACCAATCATTTGTAGTTGACAACACTCAATGGCTATGATGTCTCCCATTAACTCCGGGAATTAAGTCCTACAGTTGTAGGCCACAGGTTTGATCACCTGTGCTTGTCCGTGAGGGTCCCTCTCTTTTCCGAGGGGCCTTCGCCACTTTAAGAGTTGGCTCGTTCATTGACCGAACTAAGCCACAAATAGTTTCCCATAGTCCTCCACTATAAGGATGTTTGTTATGGTTTCTTCACATCTCGGGAATGAGAAAGTAATGAAACCACCTAATTTTAAAGATTGATTTGTAGGGCGTATATGCCCACATATAAGAGGTGTCATAGATGGCAAGTTACAACAATGAAGATGGATACAAAGTTCAAGTATCTGATGGGGAGTTAAACACTCTTCTAGATTACAAGTTGGCGCAATCAAGTGCCAGTTTCTTAGACACCTCAGAGCTATCTGATGAACGTCAGAAGTCAACCTATGAATACGCAATGATACCTCAGGGACACCTAAAGCCACAAGGTGTGTCCCGTATAGTATCATCAGATACCGTAGAAGCAATTGAAGGTTACACTGCAGTTCTATCTGAACTGTTGTTTGACAATAACAAACTAGCTAAGTTTAAAGCGTATGACCGTACACCTCTGGCATACCATAAAGCTACTGCAGCTTCAGAGCTACTAAACCACTGCTTGTTCTCTAAGAACCGTGGTTGGTCTGTACTAAACACATGGCTTAAGTCAGCCCTTATGTGGAAGCTATCAGCAGTTACATGGGAATATGCATCGGATGAAACTATATCCTTTGAAGAGTACGAGACAATTGACAGTACTGCACTAGATGTACTCCTGTCAGACCCAGAGATTACCACAACTGGTGATATCTATTTAGATGAACAAACAGGTAACTACCTTGATGTACGCCTTAAACGTACAAAAGTTACCAACAAAGTTGTTGTATCGGCAGTACCACCTGAGTCTCTAAGAGTCGGTAGAGGGGCCACAGGTGTACACGATGCATCCTTTGTAGGTTTTGAAGAAGAAATGACAAGGTCCGAGATCAGAGAACGTTGGCCTGAACAGGCTGTAAATGTTAACTGGGCAACTGTAGATTCAAGCGTTAACTACGCAACTGAACTAAACACAGACTCACTTGCACGTAAGCAAGCTATCGGTACAACTTTGTTATTAGGTTCAGGTGATGACAGTCAACTGGAAGCCACAGAGTCTGCTGTAGTACTCCGCTGTTGGGTATACGTGGATCGTGATGGTGATGGTATTGCAGAACTAAAGTATATTGTACGTGTAGGTGACACTATATTAGAAGAGGATGATTCAGATCATATCCAAGTAGCCACATTCACTCCTTTCGAGATTCCATTTGAACTTGAAGGTTTGTCTATGTCTGACATGGTTAGGCCTTCTACACTGGCATCTACAGCTATCTTACGTGGGTTTGTTGAGAATACATACTTAACTAACTATGCACCTAAGATTGCAGATCCAAACGTAGTTGACTTCTCTGCATTACAGAATATGAAACCCAAACAGATCATTGCATCTAACGGTAACCCTCAGGGAGCCGTGGCTTCCTTGCCACCAGAGCAGATCTCCACAGGTACAGTACCCTTGTTACAGTTCTTACAAGGTCATAAAGAACAAGCCACTGGTCTGTCTAAAGCAGCCCAAGGTCTTAATGATGCTCTCTATGTGTCTGGTAACTCAGAAGCGAAAGTATCACAGGTGCAGTCAGCTGCACAACTACGCATACAATTTATTGCTCGTAGATTCATGGAAACTGGTGGACGGGAACTCCTTGAAGGTATCTACTTAACAATGCGAAAAGAAATGCGTGGTGGGTCTGTAGGAGACTACACTGGAAATCAACGATATCTCGATGTGTTAATAGATGATTTACCCGGAATCGAGTATATGTCTGTAGAAGCAGATGTTGGTGATGCCAGTAACCAGACCCAGTTACAGAAGTTACAAATGATAGGTCAACAAATCCTCCCAGCCCTTAGGGACGCTGGTGCAGGTGCTGTTGTAGCTCCAACTGCAGCTTCGACTATTGCAGTGCAAGCGTTTGATGCTTTAGGTTTAGACCCTCTAGATTATCTTATAGATATAAATACAGATGAGTTTAAAGCCAAGGCAGAAGAAGGTCAAAAGAAAGATCAGGAAGCTAAGGCAAAAGCCGCAAAGCTTGAAGAGTTGACACAGAAGTTAGCAGTAGATTTACAACAAGCTAACATTGACTACACAAACGTACAAGCCCAGAATGCCATTCAGGATAATCTTAAGCAGCTTATGGTTGCATTAGATAAGTCAGAACAAGAATGGTCCAAGTTAGCCTTAGAAGCTGGAAAGGAACAGCAACCCATGCCAACTAAAACTAACATTGATGTATTGTATGCAAAAGCACAAGGACTTGTGACTGATGTTATGGTTACAACCGCTGGAGCATCAGATGCATCCAACCTAAATGCACCGCAAGAACCCCAACCCATGGGTCCTTCTGGAGTACTAGGATAGGGGGTGATCCTGTATCTAATCTGCCGGGGGTCTCAGATTTAAACCCATGACCCCCACCTATTAAACAAGAGATAATCTAATGAAGAAATATAAGGATGGCATTGACAAGAAGGTCAAGTCCCAACTTCAATCTGATGGCACATATCGTCCTAGTCCTTTCGGGGATGCTAGGAATGCTTTGGCAAGAGCTACCTTTTCTAAGAAAGAAAGGGATGAGTTCTTCACCGAAGCTTACGGAGAGATCCTTTCAGATTTGTTTTTAAAATGGTTAAGCACTGAAGCTCACTGTACTAAAGAGCGAGAGTATTTATACCACGTAGCAATGGGCTTAGGCTCAGTTAAAGAACGATTAATCAGCATTGAGACCTACGGGTTTAATGCAGAGTTTATTGATAACCCAAACTTAGATGATGAGGAACAAGATAATGATTCCAACTAATTCTCTAGAAGAGCTTCAACGAGCAGAACTAGATTTACACAGATCACAGGTATCTTTGATACGAGAGATCGGTAAAGGTAACGAGAAAAGCAGACTACATGCCAACACCCTACAGGCTATGTCAAGTGCACTCAAAGATGTAAAGGCTCTTATTCAGGAACATCCAGACACTAAGGTAGTGCCTGTTGTTGCAGTTAAGAAGAAAGCCAAATAACGAGGACTAACAGGGATAATAAATTATGAGCAAAGAAAACATTCCAGCGTCTACCTCCACAGGAGATGACTCTGATTTCAATGCTGGTCAACAACCACAGAATTTTGATGACATTCCAGTACCGATGGGGCCTATGGCTAAACATCTTGGTATCGAGGATGATCTACCAGAAGATTCTGTAGAAGGTGACCCGGAAGATTCTGTAGATGAAGTTCCCACTGAAGACGATACAGAGGAAGACGATACACTAGATCAAGAAGATGACACTTCAAATGAAGAAGAAGGTGAAGAGGATGATGAGGAATCTACCCAAGACACTGACTTACTGACCGAAGAGGATATTGATTGGGACTATAAAGTACCAGTTAAGATCGATGGGGTTGAGCAACACTTAACTCTTGAAGAACTCCGTAAAGGTTATGCGACAGATCAAAGCTTGTCTAAAAAGGGAAACAAGATTAGTGAACAACGGAAAGAGTTTGAGACCGATCAAAGTACTAAACTCCAAGAACTAACAGGTATGGCTACACTATTGCAAGAACAACTTCAAGGTGAAGAAAATAAACTTGCAGCTGAGTACCATAGCTTTGATGATAAGATTAAGGAAGCCCGTAAAGAAGGCAACACTTATGAACTATCAGAACTAAAAGATCAACGTGAAACTGCACAAGATGAATACTGGAACGCTCGAAAGAAACGTGAAGGTGTTGCACAAGCAATCCAAGAGAAACAGCAATTAGAGTATACGCAACAGCAAGAAATAATTGCAGCTAAGTTTAACGAGGATATTGCTACACTTGTACCATCATTCATTGATGACGCAGATGCTATCAATCAATTTGCATTAGACGAAGGTATACCACCAGAGCTAATGTCTTTTGTAAACGATGCAAATGTTGTTAAGTTTATTGACGATTACCGAAAGCTAAAGCTAAAGGTATCTAAAGGAGCTGTTAAGCGTAAGGCAATGCCCAAAGCTAAGTCAGCACCAGTTAAGAAAGGCATGAGCCGTTCGTCAAAGCAAGCAAAAGCAGACTCTTCAGTTCGTAACAAAGTTCTCACAGGAGAAGGTACCGCAAGTGATCAATTAGACTTCCTCAAGAACCTATCCAAGTTCCGCTAATCCTTAACTTTTTACTTTCTATTTATAAGGAATATTTAAAATGGCAGGACGTAATTTTACAACAGGTGGCCCTAAGGCTGCTGCTGGCACTAACGCTATGAACGTATCAGAACGTGAAGATCTATCGAACTTCATCAGTATGATCACACGTGACGAAAGTCCATTCTATGCCTCAGTTGGCAAAACAAAATCTAAAGGCATTCTTCACGAATGGCAAACAGATGAATTAGCTTCTCCCGGAGCGAATGCGGTAGCTGAAGGATCAAGCTTTGCTACTGTAGACGGTGCACAGGTTGCAGAACCACTACGCACTCGTTTGGGTAACTACACTCAGATCAACTCTAAGACTGTTGAAGTATCTGGTTCTAAGCGAGCAGTTGATCAAGCTGGCGTTGCAGACGAGTATGCTTACCAGTTGAAGAAGCGTGGTACTGAACTTCGACGTGACGTTGAGCATGACTTAGTACACAGCTGGAATGCCTCTAATGGTTCTGGTACTCGTACTATGGGTGGCTATCAGGCATTCACTAACGTCAACGTAGTTGTCGCTGGTGCTGCTGGTGGTTACACTGCACCTTCATCTACTGGTATCGGCACTGTAGGCGTTATTGCCCGTGGTGGTTCTGATGCTAACTTGGCTGCTCTTGAGTTAAGTGATGTTGATGATATCATGCAAAGCATCTATCAGGAAGGTGGTAAAGCCACTACCATGATGTGCTCTCCAGCTAACAAGCGTAAGTTCTCTGCTAAAGCACAAGCTGCTGATAGCAACGTACAACGTAACATTGATGACAGCGGTAAGCTTCGTCAGTCTGTTGAGATGTATGATTCCGACTTCGGTGCTATCCGTATTGTACCTAACTACATTATGGGCCTAGATCACGACACTGATTCTAACGCTGGTACTTCAAACTCTAAAGACTACTCATGTCTTGTATACGATCCACAGTGGTACAACATTGCTACTTTGCGTCCTTTGCATGAAACAGAAGTAGGACAGGCAGGTGACTCTACTATTGGTCAGATTGTTGAAGAGTGTACTTTAGAAGTTCGTAACCCTAAAGGTTGTGGCTTGATCGTTGGTTTAGCTGGTTAATCACTGGCTTAGTGACACTAAAAGGGGGTCCTCCAAAGGGACCCCTTATTTTTTAAGGAGGACACTGTCGTGGCTTTTAAATCCCAAGACAATAACAAACATAGCTTTAATGTTAATATGGATCAAAGTAGATTTTCTTTGAACCAAGACATTAGTGCATACCGAGAGTACGCTAAAGAGTCAAGAGACCTTTACGAAAGAAAGAGTGAAGCTGGTAGTAAGTACCGCTCATTCGCAATAATACCAGATATTGTTGCCATAGATATCCTTACAAAGTACCAGATAGATATACATGCTACTGACTTTATGGGTGACAAACAACAAGTTAATAAACTTAAAAGCATTATAATCTCCGAGTACCCTGACCTGCTTACACATGGTCACTCTCGCAGATAACCATAAAAGAGGATACAATAAATGTCAACTCCAAAGTATACTGCATTGGTCGCCAAGGTACGCGATTGGGCAAACAGAGATAGTACAATACTCACTGACTCACTCGTAGCTGATTTCATAGACTACTCTGCAGACTTATGTTACAGAGAACTACGCATACCGCCTTTGGAGTATACATATCAATACCCAGTGATAACAAGTGCAGGTGAAAATTCTTTACAACTACCACCTGATATGACTGAAATCATAATGTTCAGGGTCATAGATTCTGCAGGTAACTCCCTAGTGTTTGATCAGAAGATGGACATGCAATCATTCACAGACAAGGACACAACAAAGAGTTCGGGTTCTTTTACACGCAAGGGACAGAACTTAGAGTTCTACCCTGCAGCATTCGTAGGTAACGTGTATGAGCTTCATTACTACCGCAGACTATTTGATATGGATGCTACTTATGTTGTAAACCAAGCAAACATTGATTTAGGTAATACAACTGTGTCTAGCTCAGGTGTATCTGGAGCTTTTGAGATATCTGGTGTATGGTACACAGGTAACGAAGTTTATAACTGGTTACGTGATGACAATGAACGTATGTTGTTGTGGGGTGCACTACATCATGCGCATGAATACTTAGGCAGTGATGACCAAGCAATCAAATACCTTAATAAGCAGGTGCAAGCTATTGAGGAGTTAAATCGTGAAGAGAAGAAACGTAGGGTTTCTGGTGCTTCTAATACAGCCACTTATGAAGTGTCTGAGTTACTTTAAGGAGACCACATAGATGGCAATTACATATATACCTAATGAATCAGGTAGTACTCCAATCCCGTTTAGTTCTGGAGTAGAACAAGCTGGCTTGGTAAATAAGCCATCCGAAGGTGGTTCTTTTAATAACGACTCAGTTGGTGACTATGCATCTGCACGATCAGCAGCTAATGAAGCTAAAGCATCTGAGAATGCAGCAGCACTGTCAGCTTCAAACGCAGCGGCAGATCTCGTACTGACTAACGCAGACGTAGTGCTAACCAATGCTGATGTAGTCTTAACCCATGCTGATGTAGTCTTAACACATGCAGACGTTGTATTAGCCGAAGCAGACAAAGTACAGACAGGGTTAGATAGGGTAGCCACAGGTAATGACAAGACAGCAACTAATGCTGACGTGGTTATTACTAATGACGATGTAGTGTTAACAAACGCTGATGTAGTGTTAACTCATGCAGATGTAGTGTTAACTCATGCTGATGTTATTTCAGCAGAAGCTGATAAAGTACAGACAGGGTTAGACAGAGTTGCAACAGGTAATGACAAGACAGCAACTAATGATGATGTGATTACTACCAATGCAGACGTAGTCTTAACACATGCAGACGTAGTCTTAACACATGCAGATGTGGTATTAGCTGAAGCAGACAAAGTGCAGACCGGGTTAGACCGGGTAGCCACTGCAGCTGACCGAGCAGCTATCGTAACATTATATGATACATTCGATGACAGATACTTAGGTACTAAAGCATCGGATCCTTCAGTAGACAATGATGGTAACGCATTACTCACAGGTGCTGTTTACTTTAACAGTACACTTAACAACACCAAGTTTTACAATGGTTCAACTTGGGAGAACCCTGAAGCTACCGCTACCTCAGGTGCTAACACTGCAACTGCGCAAGCATCTATTGCAACTGACAAGGCAAGTGAAGCAAGCACATCAGCAAGTAACGCAGCAACCTCTGAGACTAATGCAGCTAACAGTGCATCAGCAGCAGCCTCAAGTGCTGCTTTAGGTGCTGCAGCTTTACCACGTACTGGCGGTGCAATGACAGGTGCTATCACAACTAATAGTACCTTTGATGGTCGTGATGTATCTGTGGATGGTTCTAAGCTAGACACTGTAGCAACTAATGCTAACAACTACACTCATCCAGCTAATCATGCTATCTCTGTTATCACTGGGTTACAGGCAGCACTAGATGATAAGGTTGATGACTCACAGGTACTGACAGACGTACCCTCTGGTGCATTGTTTACAGATACTGTTTACACTCATCCAGCTAACCATGCTATCTCAGTTATCACAGGTTTACAAACAGCACTTGATGGTAAGGTTGATGACTCACAGGTATTAACAAATGTACCTAGTGGCGCATTGTTTACAGATACTGTTTATTCTCATCCAGCTAATCATGCTATTTCTGTGGTAACAGGTCTTCAGGCTGCTTTGGATACCAAGGCAACAACAACTTCAGTCAACAACTTATCAACCGTATATGACCCCATTGGTGCTTCCGTAGCAATGGCAATAGCCTTAGG